CTAAAGGGCGGCAACAGGATTGAATTTTACGGCTTCGAAAAGGTAATCCGGGGCGAAGTGAGCATAGACCATCGTCTGTAAAATGTTTGCATGACCAAGTATGCGTTGCAGGGCAAGAATATTCCCGCCATTCATCATAAAGTGACTCGCAAACGTATGACGTAGTACATGAGTGGCTTGCCCGTCCGGTAGATTTGGCGCGATAGATTTAATCGTGTTTCTGACGGTTATGTAATCAACATCGGGAAACAGGTTATGATCCTTGCCCTTGCGGATACTGGCGATCAGTTCGGGAGAGACGGGAACCGTTCTGTTATTGCCGTTTTTGGTTTTGATATAAGTCACGCGGTCATCAAGTAACTGACTGCTGGTTAGTGAGGCCGCTTCATTCCATCGTGCGCCAGTGGCAAGACAAAGTTTTACCGCCAGCACATTATCGCCGTCCAGTTGCGCCAGTAGCTGCACGATCTGTTCTTTGGTCAGATATCCCATTTCTGACTTAGTGAGCTTAATACGCCTGACCCCCGTCAGTGGCGATCTTGTCGGATAGTGCCCGGATTCATGCAGGGAATTAAATATGCTGCTGAGGTGTGTTTGTTCCGTATTGATGGTTTTGGGCTTTATTCCGGCAGAAGTGCGTTGCGCGCGATATTCAGCAAAAAGCTTTGGGGTGATGTCGCTGGCCGCAGGATGACCGAGACGGCGATCCATTGCCAGAAGTTTACCGTAAATAGCCGTACCGTCACGCAGTAACTGCCCCTTGAGCTTCCACCACAGTTCAATCAGTTCGTGCAGATATCTGTCATCCTTTACAGGCTCTACCCACTCCTTGTTAGTGTATTTTGCAATAGCCCACCGCTCGAAGTCCTTCGCTTCGCCTTTGGTTATAAATTTTTTGCGTATGCGCTTTCCTTCACTTCCGCTAGGGCGAAGATCCACCAGGTAACGACCATCAGGTAGTTTACTGATCCCCATAGTCGTTACTCGCTGCTGCCGTCTTTCAGAATTTCATCCTTTTTCATGTTAGCCTGCGCGAACGCAGCGCTAACCGCCTGCATATTTAACTGTGCCGCCTTATCCATGGCGCGATAGTTTTCGAGAAGGGCTTTTTCTTCCTGGTTTTCTGTCAACCGCACCTCTCCAAGCAAGATATACTGAATGTCTGCCCCCGCCTCAGCAAAAGAGAACAATACTTCTCCTCCTGGTACCGCTTGACCTCTCTCATACTTCCCCCACATTTCGCGAGAAACACCACAAATCATGGCTGCTTGAGCTTGCGTAAGGCTTAGCCGGGTTCTTTCTAATTTGATGCGCTCAGCGCAAAGAGAATTAAAATTCACTTTCACCTCTTGACAATGATAACTTTAGTTCTCATAATGAATTTAACAACCAGATAGAGAGAGCAAATATATCACTATGGAGCAATCAGCACACGAAGACCGCTCTCGTCTACCGAAAGCGGATGCACCAAGAAGGCAGATTTCCCTTCGTCTAACGGAAGACGAACGGGAGGAACTAGAGGCTTTGGCAAAAAAAGATGGTCGCTCACGTTCAGGAATGGCTCATCGGTTATATATGCGTGGCCTAGCAGAAATTAAAAACGAAATGCAGAAGGGGGAGTCATGACAACTAGGACACAATCACGTACCCCGAAATACGAAATGACCAGAAGCGACATTGCCAGATACAAAGAGCGGGAGCGTGAAATTCTGACCGTTGAAGGCGTGACGCGTGCCCTGATTGAGAAAGGCATTGAACCACAGATGACATTAAAAGCCTTCGCACAACGTTTTCGCAACGGCGATCTGAAAAGTGTTCAGACCGATGCCGATCGTGGGATTTTAATTACGACAAGCAAAGGTAAGAACTATAAGCGCTGCGTTGACATGGTCGCGTACTTTTCTGGCGGGTTCATGAACTTCTTTAAACAGAAATAAAAGCAGCTTAACCATGAGTCATGAAATCAACCCAGCAATTCTTGTATGCGTCGCATTCACGATCTTTTCTCTGGGATGGACTTTTAACGCAAATCCAAATAAAACGACAACCATCATTGCCGCAATTTTTGGAGTTGTCTTAATCGTATTCATGATAGCGCTGGTTTTAATCGTGTGAATGCCAGTTAACTTTTTTAACGAGGCCGATTAATGCACACGCTAACTAACTATATCATGAGTCCATTGCTGACGATGTTCATATTTTATTCCGGCGTGCTTGCAATATATGTCTGGAAAAAACACAGCAATAAGCGCGTGAAATTCGGCGACATACGCCGGGAATATGAAGCGGCATTAGCAAAAGGGTTACACCCAATACTTTTAGCGGCGATCGCTTACTTACTGGTGTTTTGGTTACTCAAATAAACGAGGTCAAACATGAACACATTAATTAAAAAACGTCCCCATCGCCAGAGCGGGAAAGATTATAGACGGTCGTGAAATCACACAATCAATGCTCAAGCATTGCGTAGAGACGTTTAACCCTGATTATTATCAACCGAATATAGGTGAGTTTATTGACGATCCAATGGAGACAGTCAATATTAAAAATCAGGGAAAAATAGAACGCCTGACACTGAAAGACGACACGTTATTTGCTGATGTTGAAATGTACATGCCCATAGCCGATGTAAAAAAGTTGTGCCAGTTTCCGGCTATTGCATACATGGAACACGAAAACCCCAAATTTAGTGCATTAATGTACGTAATTCTTGCTAAAAGACCTAACCGTGAAGACTGCATCGCCCTTAAAGATTGCGAAATGAGAGAGATATAAACACTACAGCAGAAACCACGCCCCGACCGGGCGGTTATCCCGGTACTTTTTCACACAGCGAGGACTATGTTATGAGGAAACATACAGCAGAACAGGTAAACGAGTTCTTGCAGGGGTATCACTTCGATAATGAAGTTAACCCCAGAGCCAGGAAAACACACTTTGAAGTTATGAAGTGCGGAATATTTAGTGTCCGCAATACCTTGTTTTACTCAAAAGATACAGATGCGAGCAAAGACCTTAAAGAACTTAACTGGATGACAAAACAATTAACTGACGGCGTCGTCCCCGAACCCGCCAGAATTACGGAGTGATAACAATGAATATCAGTTATTCATTCACCATTCCAGAATCAATAGCCGTTATATCACTGGCCGCATTAATTATGTTTATGGCCGTGTGGATATTGATGTTTTTTGACACATGGAGGCAAAGAAGAAAGTATTCACAGATTAAAAAACAAATGAATTTAACCGAAAAGAGGAAAACAAAATGGACGCCACCGCAAGGCAAAGAATTGTAGCAGCCGGAATCATCACAAAAGCAGCAGAGACACTGCAAATTGCCAATATGAGGCTTGCAAATCATGAATATCTGGTTGTCTCCGCAGAATTAATGGAAACAGCAAGGAGTTTAAAAACAGTAGCCCGACAATTAAGGGAATTACACGACCTGAATGAATAACCAGAAAATAACCCGTTAATTAACCGGACGCATTAGCACACCGCTCATGCGGCGGGATTCGTACAACCTGAATAAAGGAAACATCCATGAAAATAAACCATGAAATCAGAGATAAAGCCGCTCTCGATAACGCCATCGTATTACGGGAGATCGCAGACAGAATGCTTAGTGAAGCAAACCGAAGCAACAGGACACTGGACAGTATCTTTTATGCACATCTTCTCACGTCATGTGCTGGTTTTCTGGATGATTTCAGGAAAGAAAACGCCGAACTCCGCGCCCAACTCGTCGCCTTTCAGAAAGCGGCTAACCCTGCCGTTGCCGTTGACCCGGCAAAGGAAGACTCCGAACACACCTGTTACACCTCATTCACAAAAGGCGCTTGCGTACGTCTGAAATGGCATCCGTACCAGCGAGGAATAGTGAGAGATAACCGCCTTGATGATCGCCGCGGTTATTTGATTTTCGTCTGTTTTGAATCCGAATTTGAGGATAACCGCTGGGTAAAGGCCAGGAACCTGGAATTAGCCCCCAACAAATGAAGCTAATCATCCCCGATCGCTACCGCCAGAACAGGAAGAAGCCACGGGGAAAGCCGGAACGGGCAGCAAGAGTGGCATACAACCGTCTGCTGAATGATGACTGGTCGCATGTGCGTCGGCTGGAACGAGTACCGCCAGCCCGCGTAATCAACGTCATGTACCGCTATCGGCTGTTAAGTCTGGACGAAGGCCAGACATGGGAACTGCTTAACCATAACGAATACGTGAAGAGGATTAGACGATGCTACAGATGAAATTTAAACCCCGCTTTATTGAAGCGTTCCGCAGCGGTCAGAAGATAACCTCGCTGCGCATGATGCAGTTTAAATGCTTCCGGTCAGACAGAGAGGACAAAGAGGAATATTTTCACGACGACACCCTGACTAAAAACATAATCATTCCTGACTACAGTGCTGACGCAACCATGTGGTTTAGTAAAGGTGCGAGATTTACCCACATATCGGACTTTGCCGGACTTCTGAAAAGGCAACCCTACCAGACTTTGAGCAATATCGAACTGGTCACAGAAATCGAAGGCGGCGAAACAGTGCCGTTTGCCGTTGCCTTTATCAACGATATTTCCGTTATCAAGGGCGACCAGATAACTGACGAACACGCCATCAGGGACGGTTTTAACCCTGAAAATCATCCCCTCGCCGAACTCTTCGTATTCATGCGGGACGTTTACCCCAACAAAGACCCGTTAAACGAAATGTACTGGCTGTACACCTTCACCAACATTCAGATGTTATCTCAGTGGAGGGCTGACGCATGAAACCCGCCTTTATCTGCATTCTGTGCGAGAACGTCGCCACCGGCGATCAGTGCCGCATCAGAGAGCGTCACATTAATCCTGACCGTTCACTACTGGACAACATCACCGGCCCGGATGATGAACGCTTTATCTACCTGACCGACGGCACACAGCTACGTGTCCGCAACATCCGCCGTGAAATTACGATCGAACCCACACCATTCATCCCGAAAAAACAGCAAGGGGGCCGCTCATGAAAAAGCCCGCCCTCATCCGTTCCCCGCTCAAGTGGGCGGGCGGCAAATTTGATGTTATGCCGCAGCTACGCGAGCATTTACCCAAAGCAGGCTGCCTGATCGAGCCGTTCGTGGGTGGCGGTTCTGTCTTCATGAATACAGACTATGACCATTACGTATTGTGTGACAGCAACCCCGCGCTGATTAATTTCTACAGGTTCCTGGCCACTGACACCACGGCGTTGATAGATCGCTCATGGTCGCTGTTCAGGGATGGCGGCACACGCGAAGCCTACGAGCGCAACCGCCAGACGTTTAATACCATCACCCTTGCGACCGCCAGATTACGTGGTGAATATATGGAATGGGCGGCGCTGTTCCTGTACCTGAACCGCCACGGCTTTAACGGTATGCATCGCACCAACCAGAAGGGTGAGTTCAACATTCCATTCGGCAAGCACAGCCTGCCGTACTTCCCCTATATGGAAATGCGCCTGTTTGCCGATAAGGCACGCGAGACCATGACCCGCTTTGTTTGTGCTGACTTCCGCATAACGATGAAGGCGCTTCCTGATATCTGCCACGGTATTTCGTTCCATGCAGACAAGCTGTCTGACGCCGTTATTTACTGCGACCCGCCCTACCTGCCACTGAAAGATAAAGACAGTTTCACCCACTACAACGGTAAAGCGTTTACCCGTGAAGACCACCGGTTACTTGTCGCGCATCTGATACAGGCAAATAAGCTTTACGGCGTCAGGTCTGTTATATCCAACAGCGACACCGAAGAGACCCGCAAGATCTATTCGCCGTTCGAACTTCACCCCCTGAACGTTCGCCGTTCTGTCAGTGGTAAAGCCAGTTCACGCAAGTCAGTAAAAGAAGTGATTGGCGTACTGAAAGACGGAGAAAGATGTGTAAGCGCACCACGCCGGGCGGGAAAAGCGACAGTCATGGCGCAATGGAGGGCTACGTCATGCTGAAATATTACGAAGACTGGACACCGGAAGAAGAAGAGTCACTGATAAGCCTGTATCCGGATCATACTTTTCGCGAAATAGCCACACAACTGGGGCGCACCAAAGCCGCCGTCCAGTTCAGGGCGATCCGTCTTCGGCGTGAAGGACGCCTGGGTCATAAACGTCACCAGTTCACACCGGAACAGGACATGTTTATTCGGACTCACCGCCACAGCATGACGCTGTCAGAGGTGGCGTCTCATCTGGGAAGAAAGAGCCGCACGGATATAGCAAACCGCGCTAAAAGACTGGGTGTTACTTATTGTAAATACGGTGACTTAAACCCTTTAACAAAGTATTCCGACAGCGACGTTGGACTCATTCGCGCTTTACGTGATGACGGCATGGCATTTTCCAAAATAGCCGAGAAATTTGAAATGCCTGAGTCAACAGCAAGATCGATCTATCACAAACGATTTACCGCCGCTGACGCCATCGCAAGGGAGTATCTCCCGCGATGACCGCCACAGCCTACTACAACGAAATCGATCCCTTTGCCGCCACCTGGCTGCAAAACCTTATCGACGCTGGTTGCATTGCTCCCGGCGTCGTTGACACGCGCTCAATTGAGGAAGTTACCGCCAATGACCTTAAAGGATTCACGCAGTGCCATTTCTTCGCCGGGATCGGCGTCTGGTCTTACGCCCTGCGGTGCGCCGGATGGCCTGACAGTCGCCCCGTCTGGACAGGTTCCTGCCCCTGCCAGCCATTCAGCCAGTCAGGAAAACGCCGGGGATTCAATGACCCCCGCCACCTGTGGCCCACATGGCGCCAGCTCATTAAGGAGTGCGCACCTCACGTTATCTTTGGTGAACAGGTTGCAAGCAAAGACGGCCTTACATGGTTCGACGCTGTACAACTTGACCTGGAAGAGGCGGAATACGCTGTCGCTGTTGTCGATCTTTGCGCTGCGGGCATCGGCGCGCCGCACATCCGGCAACGCCTCTTCTGGGTGGCCGACGCCAACAGCCAATGCATGGAAGCACCCGTCGAATGCGGGGAGAGAGGGAGGATTGAATTTGCAAACGGCTGTAGCCTTATCGGGGTGGACTACGCCAGCAGCGAGCGACGGGACGCGGGGCGGAACCGGGATTACTCCGGGTATGTCAGGTTCCAGTCTGGCGCAATTGTCGAAAATGGCAGGCTGGCCCACTCCGACAACGACAGCAGGGAAAGGCGGCTATCAGGGTGGCAGGATTCGCAACGGGAAGTTGTCAACGGATCGTCTGGATGTGGCGGCACAGATAGCAGGCTGGCCTACGCCGACAACGAGCAACGACCGCTCACCCTGCCCGCAAGAGGCCATGAAGACATATCGCGACAATGGAACAAAAATTCAGAAGCGATTGCAGGATTTAGCAGCGACAGCGGCGCCAGTCCGGTTAACGGCTTCTGGCGAGATGCTGACTGGTTGTTCTGCCGGGATGGAAAGTGGAGGCCAGTTAAACCCGGAATTAAGCCGCTGGTTAATGGGACTCCCGGACGCGTGGGCCAGTTGTGCGCCTACGGAAACGCCATCGTTGCGCCGGTCGCGGAAACGTTCATAAGAGCATACATGGAGGCGGTCACGCCATGACCCCTTCTCGCGGACGCTGCGCACCAACACCCCCGCCGCCGTTTCCAGGCAAAGCCACGGACACGACGGTTTACCCGTATCCGTGGAACAGCCCGGACTACGACGCCGCAGCAGCAAATGAACTTACCCCGGAACCCGTCATCACCAGTGACGACCAGGGCGACCCGTCATTGTGTCTTGAATATCTGACGCCAGACGGCGAGCGCCGCACGCTCACGTATGAAGAACTTCAGGAGTTGTGCAACACACCCCCGGAAAATCGCGGTCTTATTGAGCAGGAAAAAGCCGCCGCAAAAGAGCGCGAGAAGCGCGAAAAATACCTGCGTCGCCGCCTGCAATCACTGCCGGGGATCATTCGCCGCCGTTTTGCCCTGAAACTGGCCGCACTCGACGGGGAAAGCCCGGAACGCGCGGTTAAATGGCTGTTTGGCACCTTTGAGCGTCACATACTGCGCCGTGTCGAGATGGTCAACGTGCAGTATCACCCGTGTGACACACTCCCCGCCCTGTTGCTACCCATGCGTGACGACTTCCATTTACTGCCGTGGGCCGACAAAAAGAAACTCAGACGCATGGCTTACACACTTTCCAGGCTCATGAAAACGGAGTTTGAAATCCAGTTTGACTACCAGTACAGCCAGACCGAAGACCTGGATTTCTCCGTGCTGGACGCTTACGGCTATATCGCCAGCAAGGCCCGTGCCCTGAATATTGCGATCCCCGGCTGGGATAAGTACAGCAATGAAGAACTTGACGCCGAAGAGGCGTTACGGGCCGTTGGTCGTCTCCAGGCGGAAAAATGGTGGCTGGGTAAGCTGAGGCGCATTCACGACGCTGGCGCGAACACCTGATGATAGCGGCAGGCTATGTCAGTAAGCAGGCAGCGCCTAAGTGTTCAGACCCCTGCCTGAAAGAATGGCTTGCGCAGCAAAAAGCCAACATGGCCTGGCTGCACAAAATGGAACTGGAAGACAGGGACACCGGCGAGCGTTCACCGCTGATCGATAAGGTGCTGGCGAGCACGTCTAACCCCAAAATCGCCCGCATGGAACTGACCACCCGCGCGGCAGGTTTTCAGGATATCGCCGACGAAATGGGGCTTATCGGGATGTTTTTCACCCTGACGGCCCCCTCGTCGTACCACTCAACCCGCATCAAAGACGGGAAGCGCAACGACAAATACAACGGGGCCAGCCCCAGAAAAACACAGAAATATCTTTGCAAGGTCTGGTCACGCGTCCGCGCCGCCTGGCAACGCCGGGGCATTCGCACGTTCGGTTTTCGTACCGTGGAACCCCACCATGACGGAACACCACACTGGCACATGGTGCTGTGGTTCAGACCCGAAGACCTGGAAAAAGCAACAACAGTGTTTCGCACGTATGCGTTACAGGAAGACGGCGACGAACCAGGAGCAGAAGACTACCGTTTTGAAGCGGTTCAGGAAGATAAAAGCCGGGGCCGCGCGGTAGGTTATATCGTCAAATACATCTCGAAAAATATCGACGGTCACGGCCTTGATGGCGAAGTGGACAAAGAGACCGGGCGACCGCTAAAGGAAGAAGCCAGACGCGTTAAGGCGTGGGCTTCCCGCTGGAATATTCGCCAGTTTCAGCAAATCGGCGGCGCACCCGTCACTATCTGGCGTGAGCTGCGCCGCCTGGGCGATCGTGAACTGGTGTTATCCCCGGAGATCGAAGCCGTTCGCGCCGTGGCGGATGCCTCGGACTGGCAGCATTACACCATGTATCAGGGTGGCCCGTTCGTTGCCCGCGACGATCTCACCGTTCGCCTGTACTACAGCCACACCGAAAACGGCAATGATTACGGCGACACGGTATCAAAAATAGAGGGGGTTTACAGTCCGTTTTCGGACGCAGAAGACCTTATCTACACCCGCACCGCAAGCTACAACATCGTACCGAAACTGAATCCAACGCCGGGCGGGGTTTTGCCTTTAACAGGCCGCGAAGCGGCCCCTTGGAGTTCTGTCAATAACTGTACGCAGCCCCCGAAACCCGGCGAAAAAAGCGACAGTAAGCCGACAGAACTTCCGCGAAATATTGACGATTTACGGCAATATTCCCGCCAGCAAAGGCAGGAAATCACCGACCGCCTGAAACGTGAACCCCGGTTAAGCGCAGATGAAGCCTTCACCGCCACTGTTCAGCACATGAAAGCGACTGTCAACGACGCTTCCGCCACCCAGTGGGGGCCGGAAGTGAAAGCCGCATACCGCGAATTTATTGATCTGACGCCGGAAGAACAGGCGGAACACTGGCGGGAAAAACTACACGAAGAGGCGTTACAGCGCGCGGAAAACTACACCCGCGCCGACTACATCTACCGTGTGGAAGTAGCTAAAGCCACTCACAAGCTTGAGCAATCCGACACCAGGAACACCCTGAACAATCTGCTATCACGCTGGAAAAAAGCAGCGAGGAGGAAAAGTGAGTAATTTCTTTCTGACAATGACCCCGGAACAATGGGAAAAACTGAAAGCCAGCCCTCAGAATTTCCCGATCGTTGATGATTATTTTCCGGCGCAACCGGAACCCGGCGACATACTGCTGGTCAGGCAACAGCTACGACATAAGCCGTTAGGGAGTACAGGTATTATTAATCTTGGCAAGTGCGTCATTGCATGGGCGGAACCCGTCACCAGTAGCCCTCACCGCTATCGGCTGAAAGTTACCTTCAACATGACGCCGGAACAGGTGAAGCAGCGCTACGGTTGCCGTTGCACAAAATTATCGGCGATATTGTGCTGGTACAAAGAACAGGAAGCGGAAAAAGAACGGGATAAGTGGGAAAGAAAGCGCCAGATACTGGCGCATAAGGCAGAAACAGCCGCAAAGTATCTGAAAAAACATGAGAGATAGCACCGCTCGCCGCAAGCCCTGATTAGCGAGCTGCACGGCGGCGAGTCTGTCAGGGCGAGGAAGCGGAATTACTGATGAATGGCAGATATCCACTTACGCGCCGTAGCTAAACAGAATATCCAGCACCATTTGCTTTTCGTCCGGTTTAAGGCGCTGGAGTAATGCTTTAACGACGCTATCAGTTTGCAGGTCGCTGGGTGAAATCACGCGAAGATCGGAAAGATTGAGCGCAAACCGCATATTGCAGTCAGAATTAGTGCAGGTGCAATAGACTACCGCCAGCGTTTTCGCATCGTCCTGCCAGGCCGTTTTGCGTACCGCCGCCCGACAGTGACACGCCGGACACTCAATTTTCATCACACCCGCCATAAAGCCCCCCACAATCTGACCAGTTACGGGAGTAATATAGTCTTTTTCGCACTATTTTTCATCAGACGGCGCAGGCGCCGTATTTTCCACATCTTCCAGCGTAAAATTAAGGTGCAGCGATGGGGGTATTTCGGGATCGCTGTTCACGGCCTGCATGATTTTACGGCGTACTGGCGTCACTTCATCCCGCCCGTAGGTGGCTCTTGCCTTATCAGGATCGCCAAGTCCGGTGGCATTTTGCGGGATAATCCCGGCAAGGCCAGCCGGGAAGCGATGTGCCGTGAGAACATCCTGGGCGCTGATGTTATTCATGTTTGAAAACTCGCCCTTTTGCTGGATATCCCCGACCGGAATGATTTTAATCCCGTCCGGCGTCCCTTTGGAGTTACTGATAAACATGTCACGAAAGTTCTCAAGCCGGTTACCACTTTCTATTTTTTCACATATGGACTCTTCGGCTTCAACTGAGATATTCGGGTCAGACGCGTACATGATGAACCCCATATACGCCCCGTTGTGATAGTAGCGACGTCTGAAAATGGTCGTCTCACTGTTCAACAGCGCCGAATGAATGCCGCCGATATAGTCAGGCAGTCCATAAAAACGATCGCTACCGAATTAAGCGAAAAGCGCAACACTAAAAGTAAAAATTTGCAGCATTGCCGCCAGCTGAATGCCTGGTAATCTTGGTGGCGCTTAACGAGGTTGGTACGGGTAGTTAAAAACCGCCAGTCCTGGCGGTTTCTTCAATGATGAAATTTTTTATAGGTCTCAATATATGGCTGGATGCCAGTAAACTCGCTGGAAACACAGAGTATATTGAAAAATATAAGCCATTTTATCCTGGGCTATTTTTTATTTTTAGGAGTATATTGCTCCCAGCCTGGTTTTGTAAAAACATCCTCATGTGAAATAGCCTGGCCTTTAAGAAAGAACTTGACATTATTTTTAACCTGATCATCATTCCGATTACGATATATCCATCTTAGCTCATGAGCTGTAATAGCATTGCCATACTTTCCTTTCTTAGCTGCAATTTCACTTACTGTATCAACTAAGCAATCAGCGAGAAAAATAACTGTTCGATCTCTTAACTTTGTTTGAAACTCAAGACCTGCTTTACTGGTTTTCATCCAAAGGTCTTCATTAGATAAATCAGAAAATTTACTATCTGTAATATTATATCTCGGATGTTGCGATAAAAAAATCTCTAAAAGAGATCCCTCGTTGAACATCATTTAATCTTTCTGCTATTACTTCATCCTTGCTAAATACTGGACCATCCATCCCTCTCCAGACTGCGTCCGTTAATGTGTTTTGAATAATGATATCTTTTTGTGATAAATTATATACAGACTCAACCAATTCGATTACTCTTTTTCTTTCTTTATTTAAACCATAAACTATATCACCAGGTTGAAAAATTGATGCTTCTCCTGCTGGCAAGTCATAAAAGGTAATGTCATTTCTGGTTAAAATATCAGGGTTGAGTTTAACATACCCATCGGTCTTAATATCTATACCCTTTGGAAGCTCATAAGGTTGAATTTCCCATGTAATGGTATCCATAGATGATAATGAAATAGATGATAAACTGGCAGGGAGTTTAGCCGGTAATTTAATATTTTCACAAAAACATAAACTTAAACTCTTTAAGTTTTTAGGTAATAAATGATCTATAACGGTATCAGGTCCTGTTTTCAAACTTGTTATGCTTAACTCTTTTAAACCACCGGGTAACATCTCCATTAATGGAGAAAAAGGGCAACTTTGTAAATCTAATTTTTCTAAGCTATCAGGCAGTGTCGTACATAAAATTTCAGAAAAATGTTGCAATGACAATGATGACAGCTGTGGAGGAAGCGAGGGGACAACTTTACCATAGGAAGCTGAAAAACTTGACAATTGATAAGGTAATGCAGGAAATGAGCTGTCGTTGTTATATGCATGCATATCTATAGTTAATGACTCTAAACCACGTGGAAACTGTGAAAGCTTAATATCCCGATTTTCAGATATAGATAAAGTTTTTAAATTATCAGACAGAAGAGGGATAGACTTCAATTCATAACATGAGTCTAAAGTTAACGACTCTAACCCATCAGGAAGATAAAGGATAGACGCCAGTTTGCTGCACGCCATTAAAGATAGATTTTTTAATCCGCCAGGCAGAAGGTCAATAGACTCGATTTTATCGCATGACAGTAAAGATAACTCTTGTAACTCATCAGGAAGAGGCGGAAGATTAAGCTCATGACATGACCTTAAAGATAAAACTTTTAACCCATCAGGAAGAGGAGGAATAGACTCCAGTCTAAAGCATCCATTTAATTTCAACTCAAATATATTATCAGGTAATACAGGAATAGAAGTGACATATCTTCCTTCAATATGTAAAATACCAGTACTCTGTGCGTTCATTATGTTATCGAAAATAATATTACGCTCTGTTCTCTCATTATCAGGGGATTCTGCTCTCCATTTATCTAACAATTCATATTTGGATATCGTCTCGTTATTTTTGTGCTGAAACTGCAAAGCGGTTGGTTGAAATCCTATCTTCATACATTCCTCTAATTATCGCATCAATCAAGAATTAGTTATTACCATGTCATATATATTAAATCCATATAAATGCTGTGCTGTCACCACTCTTTACTCTTTTCATTTGCACAATGGTCGGATATTGGTATATTCCGAGCCCATGCCTTCATGGAACCCGCTCCAGCACCGCGCGCTATCGACATAAATACACCGCAGACGATCATTGCCGTTTGCTTCATTGCCTATGCTCAATACCGGAAAACGTGAGGGTAATTGTACCGGGGTACCTTTCTTCTTTTTATAACAATGCTTACCGGGCTGGCGTTCGCGAGAGTTTCAGGTCATAACACGCGAAGGTGTGCGCAGGGAGAAAATATGGATGAATTATCAGGAACCACGCGCATACTCCCATACGTTCGCAGGGAAAGACTACGACGATCGATACAGGATTAAACAGAAGGCGAAAGTAATGTCACTTATTCCTCTTAAGCAGTTTGGCTTTCCACCGCTTAACGTCAAACTCATCAAACATTTTTCTCATACCAGCCTCCTTTAATTCAATACTCACCACTTTCTGTGGTTTTCTGTGACAGAATTATCCGAAAGGTAATGTGTAGTCAAATATACGGTCACTTTTTCACCCGCACAATTTTGCACAATTTTGCACAATTTTTTTGACCGATTTTTTGCCCTTTCCGGTCCGTACTGGCGCGGTCTGAGGACGGATCGGTGCGTGCACAAAAAATTGGAGCGTTTGCCGCGCGCAGGTGACGGGGGAACAGCCCACGCAACAGGAGCTGGAAGGCAACCCGGCGAGAATGTGGCCAAATCGCCGCGTGAGCGCCTTTGTGTGCGACGAACTGGCACACGCTGGCGTGATTCGATCGCTCAGACATGCGCCCGTCTGTATGGCGCTGAGGCGTTATTTTTTAAAGGGAGATTCAGGGAAGGCGTGGTCGTTAACGTGCTGATATCAGGCAGGTTAATAAGCTGAAAGCAGGCAGGAATAGTGAAAAAGATTGATGGTGTATAGTGTGGCAGGTCATGGTCAGCGATAACCTGCCGGAGGAATCAGGCGCTATTCTGTTCCAGTAGTGCGTAAGGGTTAAACCGAACCACCTCTTCGCCAAGCCAGTCATTGATATATTTGAGGGCTTCCATTGCCGGATTAAGTTCATTGATAGCGAAGATGCGCGCTGCTTTCTCAATGTCGCCAAACGATCCCTTCTCGCCCGGCATGGCACCCAGCAATTGCGGCGGTACGCGGTGAGACGCCAGTACATCATCACGTGAAGACGCTTTGATATTCATAAACTCATCTTTGGCGGTGATTTGCTGGAATGGCAGGATCTGCACCCCGTCTTTGCCTCCGCCAGTGGTCTGGATCAGCAGGTTTTTAAACGCGCCGCCGCCCCGCGATTCCGTTAACGTTTTTTTTCAGCGCTTCCATGCTTTCGCGGTCAACGGCGGATGATCCGATATGAATAATGCAGCCCGCGTGTGAGCCATTGTCATAGTAATATTTGCGAAACTGATCCGCAGAACGTGAGAGACTGGCCGACAGCAGCGCCCCGATATATTCAGGCATTCCATAGATCTCCTGGTTAATATCGGGATTAATGATGTGGCAGACCTCCCCGCGCCGGAAAGCGTAGTCATCCCTGCCGGATTCGGTGTACCAGTAAGTCTCAAAATCAGTGCCGCGACGGGTATATTTTGCCAGCGCGTGGCGTAGCTCCAGCGTGCCGCCCAGACGGTTACGACGCCGCTCAACATAGGCATTGCCAAACACGAACCAGTCCAGCGCCAGCGCTGAAAAACGCCTGACGACTCAACAGGCGATGCGGAATAAAACAGCCATTGAGCGCATTGCGTTTGAAGTACAGCGCAGACTGATGCCATGACGTCTGCCGTGATGCGTGTGCCAGCCCGCTGAAATCAACCGGCGTTTCGTACCATCGTCCGTTATCGGCACAGTACATGTTATCCAGCAGGTCAAAACCACTGACGCTGTAAGGGCCGTCAAATGTAAACGCACTCAGCGCAGGATCGCTTTTAAGCGCCTGTTCAAAACCCACCCCGGCTCCCCTGTTGTAGCTTTTCTTCCGGTTTTTTCTGCTCATCAGAACTCCATAACAAGACTCTTGACCGCGCCGTCTTCATCGCCAAGCGGTTCGTTGATGATGGCGAGCATATTCGCCCACGCCAGATCGCCGTGACTGACACCGCGCGAACGATCCGTGTCGTAGGTGATAAATCCGGCCTGCGTTTTGATTCTTCGTACCGCATTGAATGCCGTCACAAGCGCCTTATCGCCGCAGTCATATTCCCATCGCCCGGCACGTATGACCTGAAGCATTTTCATGACCAGCGCGCGCTTTGATGCCAGAGTGAAATTGTAGGGAACCGCAGCGGGGAAGAACTTCTTCACTATCTGATACACGGCATCGCCATTACCGCCGGTCACATCAATGCCAATATGCTGAACGTTATATTTCAGGGTAATATCCTCAATCACCCGCGCCTGCTCTTCGAACTCCAGCCCCCGCACCTGTCTTGTCTCAATGGTGCGAAACCTGCCACCGGGTACGGCGGGCGGCGCCACCACGCACAGCGCGCCGCTGTCACCGTTGCCGGTACTGCCGTTGGCGTCATAACCCACCCAGACAGGACGATTTCCCACTGGCCGTGGTGCAAACGGCTTCCAGTCCGGCCAGTCGTCGTAACCGTCAACGCCACAGCCTATCAGCGAGTTCAGGCTGAAGGCGGACTCACCGTCGCGGACAAACTCGCACATATACAGATTGCGGAACTCGTCTTCGCTGTTTTCATCCTGAATCTCTTCCAGGTCTGTATATTCCCAACCGTGATCGATAACGTCCTGCAGGGTGACAATCTGCCGCCAGGTTTTGTCCGGGTACAGAATACCGCTGTTAAGCGCCTTCCATGACACGTCAAACTCCTGGCGTTTCGATTTCTGGCGTTTTTCATTCCACCGGTCTCCCGTCCAGAACGGATAGGCTTCATGTGTCTCGCCTGATGGGGTGGAAAAATAGGTACGGGTAAGCTCCTTCAGTGTTGCCATTGCCCCGGCAACCTTGCGGAGATTGATAAAATTGCTGACCCAGAAAAATTCATCGAATTTCAGGTTGCCCGTATAGGATTGCGCCGTCGCCGCTGACGTCCCCAGAAAATGCAGTTGAGCCCCGTTGGACAGAATGATTTTGTCGCCGCCTTTCAGCTCAACATCCACTTCCAGCGCCACCTCCTGAATAGCCGTCTTAAACTGGAACGCCTGGCGCCGGGACGCCGACAAAAAGATTTGGTTACGCTGATACGGGTATTTCACATCATCCCGCAGCGCATCAAGCAATGCCTCGCGTGCAAAATACCAGGTTGCGCCAATCTGGCGGGACTTCAGGATCATACGGTTGCGGTGATGCCGCTGCTCATACCAGCCGCGTTGATGCCAGGCCAGCGAACCCATGATTTTTTCCCGCAGCGCGATAATCTGCTCTTCGGTGAAGTGATTTTTCAGTTTACGTTTGCGTGGCTTTTTTGTGCCGTTCGCGTCAGTGGGCTGGCCGTCACTCAGCTTTTTCAGTTGCCGCGTGAGCAGGTCAATCTCTTTAAAATCTCCCCCGGTTTTATCGGGCTTTCCTGTAAGCTGAACAAGGCGGGCATCAATGGACTGCGTGACGCGCGCAACAGGCGGCGTTTCGTCCCATTCATCGCGTTTTTTCCATGAGTAGATCGTGTTCTGGCTTATCCCCATCAGCCGCGAGATTTCCGCTGGCGGGTATCCCTGCCAGTAAAGTTGTTTAGCCCGCAGCCGTACAAAAGCATCCTGAATCATCGTGTCTCCCCTTCATGCCGGGAAGATTACCCCGCGCGCGATCCCTCTCTCACATCCTTTCAGTTCTGCCCGTCCGGCGACAACAAAACCGCGTTGAGGAAGGTGCCTGCGCCTTGTCATCATGGCTGCATCACAAACACAGACAGGATTAGCAGCATGGGTAGCGCAAACAAACCAGCCCGCAAAAAATTCCGTGTCGCCGTTTCCGGTTCAACCATTGACGGACGCGAAATCAGTGGCGAGCACCTGAAGGCAGCAGCGAAAAATTACGATCCCACGGTGTATGGTGCGCGGGTTAACGTGGAACACATCACCTCCCCTTTTCCCAACAGCGACCTTTGCGCTATGGGTGATGTGACAGCACTGAGTGCGGAAGATATCACCGAAGGCCCATTGTCTGGCCGTACCGCGCTCTATGCGGAAATTGAGCCGACAGACCGCATGAAGAAGCTCACGGACGAAGGCAAAAAAATCTACTCCAGCATTGAACTTCACCCGCAATTTTCACTGAACGGCAACCCCTACATTGTGGGACTGGCAATGACAGACACGCCTGCAAGTCTGGGTACTGAACGTCTGAAATTCGCGGCACAGCAACGCGAACAGGTGATGAAGTTCAATAACCAGCACACCGAAGCGCCAATGTTCACCGAAGCGATGGAAGCCGAAATTATCGAACTGGCAGAGCAGCGCAGCGAAGAAGGCAAACAATGGTTCAGCCGTGTCATGGAGTTGGTTGGCAAAGGACGTAAATCAGACAGCGAGCAGTTCAGCCAGGTACGGGAAGCGGTGGAAGGTGTGGCGCAGTCACACGCTGACCTTCTCGATCGCTTTAACGATATGTCGCGCCAGCACGACAGCGACCACAAAACCATCGAAAAACTGACCGCCGAACTGACCACGCTACGCGACCAACTGGCAAGCCAGGACGGCGATACAAAAGACCGTTTCCGCGCAACGGGCGGTAACGCCGCAGAAATGCCCGACTTCTGATTTTAAAGCGAGAGAATAAAGCGATGAATTACGCACTTTCAGCCAGTACCCGCAGCCAGCTTGACCTCTACATGGCGCATCAGGCAAGCCTTAATGGTCTTCCGGTAACGGGACTGGCAAAAAACTTTGCCATTGATCCGGCTGTTCAGCAGCGTCTCGAAAACGCTATGAAAAACAGCACAGAACTGACACAAAAAATCAACATTATCGGTGTTACCGATCAGGAAGGTGAGAAAGTCCTTATTGACACCACCGGCCCGATTGCCCGCACCAACAGCAGCAGCGACGGCACCAAACGCCGTAACCCCATCACACCTTACGATTTAGCCGCCCGCCGCTATCGTTGTGAGCAGGTGAACTACGACACCTACATCAGCTACGCACAACTTGACGCCTGGAACGCCCATCCCGATTTCGCCACCCGTATCAGTAAGCAGATTGCGCTTCAGATCGCGCTTGACCGCATCATGATCGGCTTTAACGGTACGAATCATGCGCTCATTTCCGATTTTGCCGCCAATCCGCGCCTTCAGGACGTTAACACCGGCTGGATTGAGCATATTCGTAAACAGGCAGCAGCGCGCGTGATGAAGGGTGTGACGCTTGCGACCCGCGATATGGGTAACAAGGTTATCGCTAAGGGGGACTATGCCAACCCGGACGCACTGGTTCAGGATGCGCGCTCCTCGTTGCTGGATGAATGGTACAAAGACGCCCCCGATCTGGTTGTACTGTTATCACGCAACCTCTTTAACTCGCTGCGTCTGCCGTTCATTAACGCCATGAGCACGACCAACCCCAATACCGAACTGATGGCCGGTCAGTTGATTGTGGCGTCTCACCTGATTGGCGGTCTGCCGACCTACTTCGCGCCGTTCTTTCCGGATAACGCGATGCTGATCACCTCCTTCAGTAACCTTTCAATTTACTTCCAGAAAGGGAGCCTGCGCCGCCTGATGCGCGAGGAGCCGGAATATAACCGCATCGCGACCTATCAGTCGATGAACGACGCCTACGTGGTGGAAGACTACGGCAAGTGCGCCCTGATCGAAGACCTGAAATTCGCGCCGGAGCCTGAATCCGCCAGTAATGCAGGTGCAGCCGCATAACGTATGACGCGGGCGCAGTGCGCCCGCCATATCGGAGGATAAAAAGATGCTGACACCGGCACAGAAACATTTTCAACAGGTCATGGCGCGCCGTGCAGGGCTTGAGACCGGGGAAGAAACGCTGGTTGAACGTACCGCACACGAGCAGATCCTTCACCGCCTCCGCCTGGCGCAGTCGCGGCTAAAGGGTATCCAGTCAAAAGCGGCAAAAGCCGTCGCCAAAAAAGAGCTTTTGCCTGAATTTGAAGGCTGGATCGAGGGGACGCTGGACAGCGACAACGGGCGCCCGGATGAGGTGATTACCACCCTGATGGTGTGGGCCGTGGACTGTGGCGATCTCCCGCTGGCATTACGCATCGGCGAATACGTGGTACGCCACAACCTCAGTCTGCCGGACAATTTCGGGCGTGACGCGGCGACGGTACTCACGGAAGAAATCTGTAACCCGTTATTAACACTGGCGGGAACCGACCCGGACGCCGATTTATCCGCTTATATCGAACCTCTGGACACGCTGTGGGAGATTGTCACCAACAGGGACATGCCGGACGAGGTTCGCGCCAAACTGTGCAAGGCATGTGCCTTTGCCCGCCGTCATCTGACGGACGCCGACAGCGTAGCCGCCTCACTGAGGTTGTTGCGTGAAGCCATGCACCTGAATCCCAACGCCGGGGTTAAACGCGAAATCGCCACCCTGACGCGCGCCCTGAAAAAACTGACAGGCGGCACAGGTGACGAAACCGGCGACGACGATACAACACCGACAGACACAGGGAAAGACACCCTGGTAAAAACACCGGCACGAAAACCAGCCGCCCGAAAACCAGCGACCGGGAAGGCTAAAGCGACCCGCAGGGCAGCCAGGAAATAATTAACGACTTCGACCCCCGTCGACAGGCGGCGCGCCGGTAATCTGAATGTACATCATTCTTTTTGCCGGTTGCCCACCGCCTGGTTTTTAAGGAGTTCCGTATGGGCATGGTGGCAAAACCACAGGTCAACAGCGCAGAAATGGACGTTACCGACGTTGACGACGGCGATGAAAAGGTGACTGCCGGGACATTCTGGCCGGAGATCCTGTTACGCGATCTCCGCCTTGCCAGCCGCATACCGGGCAGAACGACCACATCACGCCTGAAGTTCGTCACCACAGAAGCGGTAGCGCACGTCACTGACCAGCTTGACGACTGGCGGGGCATTCAGGAATCAGCCGGTTACAGCACGCTGGCTGACGTTCCGGCCAGAATGCTTAACGGCGAGAGCATGAAGGTGTATCGCTACCGCCGCGCGGTTTACTCAGCCGCCCGCGCCCTGCTTCTTGAGAACGCCCGCGACGTGGACACCACCGAAAAAGGCGACCGCAAAGCCGACGCGCTGGAAGTACAGACCGATGATTTGTGGCGCGATGTGCGCTGGGCCATAGCTGATATTCGCGGTACTCAGCGCCTGTTTGTGGAGCTGGTCTGATGAAAGTCAAAGCGCTTCAGGGCGATACCGTGGACCTGCTTTGTTTTCGCCATTACGGCACCACACAGGGCGTCACAGAACAGGTATTAGCCGCCAATCCGGGACTCAGTAACAGGGTGTTTCTGGAGGCCGGGCAGGAGGTGGAACTGCCGGAACAGCAGAAGAAAAAACAACGGGAAATGATCCAGCTATGGGGCTGATCATCATGAAAACGAGACAGGAAAAGAGTATGAACGGCGATCCGCACACCTGGCAGGACTGGCTTATGCACCTGAAGGCCTGGTTGCAGGGGGATATTCCACTCGACAGCCTGTTAATGACCGCCGCTGTCGCGGCACTCAGGGTGTTTTATACGGGGAAAAGCTGGCGACGTCTGCTTCTGGAAGTACCGTTGTGTTGTCTTCTGGCAGTGGCGGCATTCTCCATCATCAAGCCCGTACCTGCCGCCTGGTTGTCTGAAGACTGGCGCGTGGGTATAGGTGCGGCTATCGGGCTTATCGGCGTTGAGCATATCAGGGCGCTCGGCGTTTTCATGACAAAGAAATTTGCAGGGAAAAATGACGAATGAAGATTTCAGACAGTGGACTGGCCGCACTTAAACGCGAAGAAGGCTGCAAACTGACCGCCTACACCGACTCGCGCGGCGTATGGACTATCGGCACAGGTCACACAGGCAGAGTTGACGGCGTTGCGGTTGGCAAGAACATGACCATCACCCGGGACACCGCCGACAGACTGCTACGCGATGATCTGTCATGGGTGGAGCGCTGCGTTGCTGAACGGGTAACGGTTCCCCTGAACCAGAACCAGTACGACGCGTTATGCAGCCTGATTTTCAATATCGGCGCAAACGCCTTTACCGGTTCCAGCGTTCGCCGCTACCTGAACGCCGGTAACTACACCGCCGCCGCTGACGCTTTCCTGAAATGGAGCCGTGCAGGCAGTAACCCGACCATTCTGGCCCCGCGTCGTGGACGTGAGCGGGCGATGTTTCTTGGTCAGGGGTAAGACCGCATGAACCGCGTAACGACTGGCGTAATAATCTCGTTGCTGATAGTAGCCGCAGCGCTGGCATGGACTACCAGTCGCTATCACGATAACGCCGTGAAGTACAAAAGCCAGCGCGATACCGCCACTCATAGCCTGAATCTGGCAAACGAGACTATCAGTGATATGACGCTGCGCCAGCGCCAGAACGCCGCCCTTGACGCGAAGTACACACAGGAATTAGCCGATGCAAAAGCCGAATCCGAAAAGTTACGCGCTGATCTTGCTTCTGGCCGTCGCCGGTTGCAGCTCCACGCCGTCTGTATGCCCGCCGCCGCGCGTGATACCACCGCCACCGGCGCAACTGATGCAGCCACCGCCAGACTTACTCCGGACGCTGAACGGAATTATCAGCGTCTCAGAACCGAATCCAGAGCCGTTACAGCACAGGTGAACGGCCTGCAACAGTACATCACCGAACAATGCACTGAACGGAAGGCTGATCATGGAAAAAATTAACTCGCTTCGTGATGCCGTGACACGCCATAACCGCTGGAGCCGGGCTAATCCTGACAAAATGACGGTTTTTGTGGACAGCGGCCATATTTGTTTTTCAGGTGATACGCCGTCATTTGCCTACGACTACACCGTGATTCTGTTTGTGATGGACTTCACCGGCGATATTAACGAGTTCACCATTCCGGTCATGCGCTGGCTGTGGTTCAACCAGAGGGATTTACTGATGAACCCGGAAAAAAATAAAGCGTTTAAATTCTCAACCGCCATTAATGACGACGACAGCGCCGACATTCTTTTTGAGTTTCCCCTTTTTGAGCGCGTGAACGTCTCACGCAATGAAAACGGGGATCTGTCATGGGAATACCTGCCGGAGCCACGTATGCCGGATTTTTCGACCGGGGGCGACTGGAGCAGCGTTTTTATTGATGAATCCTTCACAGCGGATACGGGAGGTAGCCAGTGAGCATACTGACCCACGAACTGGACACCATATTCAGCGATATCCTTTCCGGCCTGTCTTCTGCCGTAATAGCGAGAACTGCAAGGACGGTAGGCCAGGAAGTACGCCGCAGCCAGCAACGCCGCATACGCAGCCAGAAGAACCCTGATGGTTCGGCGTGGCCGCAGCGTAAGCGCCGTATAACCCGTTCGCAACAGGGCATTAAATTTATCTGGAATGGCGAAGTCAGGGAGCTGAAAAACTGGCACGGCGGACGGGGAAAGTACGGGCGCACGATCACCGGCTACGATACCGACCGCAACGACATTCGCACGTTCTACCGCAGCGACATTGAGCGTTATCTTGCGATTAACACCCGATCGCTACGCCGTGACAGCACCAGAAAAGCGCCCATGTTTGAGCGCCTTCGGACGTTGCGTTACCTGAAAATGTACCCCGACCCGCAGGCGTCAGTATCGGTTACAGCGGCGTGGCGGCACGTATTGCCCGCGTACACCAGTACGGACTACGGGATCAGGTGGGGCCGGGCGCCATAGCGAAGTACCCGCAGCGTGAATTGCTGGGGATCTCCGCAGCGGATGAACGCCTGATTTATAACGCCGTGATTAACAGTCTGGGGAGCGCCGGGAAATGAACGCCGGGATGACCGAACTAATGCGCCTGACAGGGAATATCATTCGCACCGGCGTTGTTTTTGCGACTGATGCCAGCACAGGGTGCGTGCGTGTGCAAAGCGGCGAACTGAAAACCGACTGGCTGCGCTGGAACGTGGCCCGCGCGGGCGCATTCAAAATCTGGATACCGCCCGCCATCGGCGAGCAGGTGTTGATCGCCTGCATCGGCGGCAACCCGGAAACAGCGATGGTTATCGGCAGCCTGTACAGCAACGATAACCCGGCGCCGGGCAGCAGCCTGAAAGAGATGGTTATCACCGCCCCGGACGGGGCCGTTATTCGCTATGACGCCGACGCTGGCGCGCTATCCGCTACGGGTATGAAGACCGCAAACCTTGAGGCGTCAGTCAGTGTGACGCTAAAAACCCCCGTTGTGGAATGTACGCAGCACCTGAAAGCCGCCACGTTTGAAATCACTCAGGGCGGGAAAATGACCGGGAGCGTTGAACACAGCGGCGGCAGCTTCACTTCAAACGGCGTACAGGTTGACAACCACGGTCACGGCGGAGTTAAGCCGGGCGATAGCTGGACAAAGGGGACAAAATGACCGCACGTTACACAGGCATGAATCCGAACGGCACCGGAACACTGAACGATACCGATCAGCTATGGAACTCGGTTAACGACATTCTGTTAACGCCGCTCGCCAGCCGCGTCATGCGCCGCGATTACGGCAGTCTGATCCCGGATTTGATTGACTCACCGCAAAACCAGACAACCCGCCTTCAGTGCATGAGCGCGGCGGTCATTGCGCTTACCCGATGGGAGCCAAGAATTGCATTAAACACCATTGATATTCGCTGGCTGAAAGACGGACGCGCCGAAGCGGAACTGTCAGGCACCATCACCGAAACCATGCAGCCGGCACAGCGCACAATACCGTTAAGAGGAGGCAATAATGCCAACCGTTGACCTGTCACAGCTTCCGCAACCGGCTATTATTGAGGCGCTGGATTTTGAAGTGATTCAGGCAGAGATAAAGCAGTTCATGATAAGCAAGTTCCCGGAAGAAGTCCGCACCGCCGTTGCCGCTGCGCTGGAACTGGAATCTGAACCGCTGAACATCATCGCGCAGGCCTTCGCATGGCGCGAGTTGCTGTTGAGGCAGCGCATAAACGATGGCGCAGCGGCTTGTATGCTCAGTCATTCAGTCGCAACCGATCTGGATAATATCGCCGGGAATATGGACACAGAGCGATTAGTGATTACTCCCGCAACGGACACCACCAACGCCGTGATGGAAAGCGACACGGCGCTGCGTATGCGCGCACAGGCGGCTTTTGATGGTTTAAGCGTTGCAGGGCCGTCAGGCGCTTATGAATACTTTGCCAGAAGCGCCAGCGGCAAAGTAGCAGACGCCAAAGCGACCAGCCCGTCTCCAGCCGTTGTCGTGCTTTCTGTTTTGTCAACAGAGGGCGACGGCACCGCCACGCCTGAATTGCTGGCGACCGTAACAGATGCACTTTCCGCCGAAGACCGCCGCCCCATAGGCGACAGGCTGACGGTGCAAAGCGCGGAGATAGTCAATTACAACATCAACGCAAAACTCTTTTTTTATCCTGGCCCTGAATCGGAGCCCATACAGAACGCCGCGCATGACGCACTACAGACATGGATAGCACTTCAGGGAAAAATAGGCCGTGATGTTGCACGCTCGGCCATTATGGCGGCGCTGCATGTTCAGGGGGTTCAGCGCGTCGAACTGACGGAACCTGCAACGGATATCGTTATCAACGACACCCAGGCGGCAAGGTGCGTAACCGTCACTATTGAGAAAGGTGGGACCGATGAATAATGACCTTCTTCCACCGTCTGCCAGTGGGTTTATGCGAAGCTCTGAACAGGCCTCGACGCGGCTTGATGCTATCCCCGTCGACCTCAGAAAGCTGTGGAACTCTGACGAATGCCCGGTCGCCCTTTTGCCCTATCTGGCGTGGGCGCTGTCCGTGGACAGATGGGACAAAAACTGGCCGGAAGAGACGAAGCGAAAGACGATAAAAGCCTCATGGGAGATTCACCAGAAAAAGGGCACCATACGCGCGCTTCGTAATGTTGTTGAACCCTTTGGCTATTTAATCAGGGTTGTCGAATGGTGGCAGGAAAACGGCACTCCCGGAACCTTCCGTCTGGAGATTGGCGCATCAGAAGACGGTATAGACGCCGACACCTACTACGAAATGGAACGCCTGATAGCCGACGCCAGACCAGTAAGCCGCCATCTTGTGGGCCTGAACATCATACTTGAAGCCACCGGCGAAATGTTTACGGGCGGCGCCTCTTACACTGGCGACATCATCACCAGTTATGCGGAGTAGAACACATGCCTGTATTCCCGAAATTTAAAACAATAATTACCGACTACGGCAAACAAAGGCTGATTGCCGCCATGTCACCAGGCGGAACAAAACTCACGTTGACTCAGATGGCTGTAGGTGATGGCGGCAGCAACCCCACCAACCCGGATACAGCCAGCACCACACTGGTTAACGAAGTCTGGCGTGCCGCTGTTAACTCAGTTACCGTGGATAAAAAGCACCCGAACATCATCATTGTGGAGCTGTTGATCCCGGCAGAAGTGGGCGGATTCTGGGTACGCGAAGCGGGGATCTACGACGAATTTAATAAACTGGTTGCCATCTGTAGCCTGCCAGCAAGCGAAAAGCCATTACTGGAACAGGGATCGGGGCGCGCGCAAACGGTACGTATGACGCTGATTGTCAGTGATACCTCGATCGTGAATATCACCATCGACTCAACGACGATAATGGCTACTAATGAGTACGTTGATAACAGCCTGGAAGAACACGAAAAATCACGCAACCATCCTGACGCCACCCTGACCGACAAGGGCTTCACAAAACTCTACAGCGGCGTTACCAGCATAGACGAAACAATGGCCGCCACGCCAAAAGCGGTCAAAATCGCGATGGACAACGCCAGCGCACGCCTTGCCAAAGAGCGCAACCTGGCTGACCTGACAAATATCCCGCTGGCCCGCCAGTCCCTGCAACTCGGCAACAGCGCCACCCTCAATGTTGGCACCACCGCAAACACAGTGGCCGCCGGTAACGACAGCCGCATCACTGGCGCAATGCAAAAAGACCAGAACCTGGCCGACGTCCCCGATAAAGTGCTGGCCCGCCAGTCCCTCCAGCTCGGCGACAGCGCGACCCGCAACGTTGGCACCACACCAGACACCGTAGCCGCTGGCGACGACAGTCGAATTCTTGCCACAAAAAAAGCTATAGACGACACTCAGACCGGTCTTGCTGAACAGCCTGTTATGTGGATAAGCTCCGCCGATGATTTGAGTAACCTGCCATCCGGCGCGCGCCGGTTCGCCGTCAATAAAGCCCCGGCAACAATATTGCCGGTAAGCGATTATGTTTTCCTTGAGGTGATTGCCAAGCGCGATTGTGCAAACGGCTGTGTCGTTCAGATAACAGACTCACCCGGTAACACCTGGACTGGCATACGCTATGACACAACCAATGGTTCCGGTTTTACCTGGCGTCCCCTGATGTCGTGTCCGCCCGGCGTTCCCCTTCCGTGGCCGTCTGACGCCATCCCTGTCGGTTACGCCCTGATGCAGGGGCAAACATTTGATAAGAACGTATATCCCTTACTGGCTATAGCGTATCCATCCGGCGTTATTCCTGACATGCGAGGCTGGACAATCAAAGGTAAGCCCGCCAGCGGGCGGGCGGTACTGTCTCAGGAAATGGACGGTAACAAATCGCACAGCCACGGCGCGCGGGCGCTGGATACCGATCTGGGAACGAAAGGCACGTCGTCATTTGATTACGGTACGAAATCGACCAATACCACGGGCAACCATACTCACCAGTTCGGCGGTTATATCAATTCATACTGGGGAGATTCCAATCACACCTCATTTCAGCCTGGAGGTGGTGCATGGACACAGGCCGCTGGCGACCATGCGCATACAGTTTATATCGGAGGACACGAGCACACCATGTATATCGGTCCACACGGACACGTCGTTATTGTGGAC